CCCCCCGTCTTTTGGTGTAAGAAGATTTTACCCCCCCCCTCCCATTTTGTAACCATATTTTACAATAAGGTTACCTTCAATAAATAGTTTTACTCTTTCCATATCATTCAAATCTAAAATAGCATGTAAAATGATAATAATCATTAGCAGGAAGGGCCGGAACATCCGGCATAGAGACCGGTGTTCTGAAGTTGACGGACTCACCTGCCATCCAGTCGTTTCCTAAGCGTGTCGGTGTAGTGGAAGATGTTATGCTTTGTGCTTTCTCGGCAACAGTAACACCGTCACTTGCACGGGTCGCAACGACTTTTACCGACTTTAAATAGTAATTATTGTCCAGTCTGCTTATTAAGCGGCCCTCTTGAAAGAGACTTCCGGAGTTGATAATCGCCGTACCGATTAAAGATATCTTTCTCGCTTCGATAATGCTGAGTCCAAGGATGCCGAACGAGTAAACATCGGCATGCGGGGTGACGATATCAACGGTCGATTCATCAAAGCCGTCCTCTGCGTTCAAACTGTAATAGGATTGTGTCGTTTCACCCTGCCAGGATGGAACCTGCGATGTACAGATGAATACCTTTATCCTGACTCCCGTCTTATCTGATTTCAAGAGCTCGCAATCGGATATGTTCAGAGTTACCCCTCCATTGAAGATTGTAACCGAAAGCGTTTTAATAAGCGTCCGGGCTCCGTATGTGACAGCACATCCCAAATATGAATTAGATGGGAATATATCGGCCGGGACAACATTGTATGTTGAATCAAGTGATTTCAGCATCAACTTCACAACAGTGGCACTTCCGGAGGCAAGGATAAGTCCGGCGGGAAGCATGGTAGTGAATGGTACGGTAGCTTCCGGATTGTATCCGGCAAAATCACCGACACGCAGGTTGTACGATCCCTGAACAGGTATATCATAGGTGTAAGTTCCGGTCAGTAGCGCAATATCCGCTGCACGGGGGACATTGATACCGTAGTTTCCAGAATCGGCACGGAACCAGTTCGGGTCCTCCGTATTAAACATGATATTTCTTTTCACCGGTTTACGTTTGCTCCACATGTTAATGCGTGCAGCAGCAGAGAAATAGTTAAGCGAGTTATCGCCCACACTTCCACCATAAGCGTTCAGGGTATCGCGGATATCCAGGTTAGTAAACCGCTCAGGGATTCGATTATATACCGCCATTAAGCAGCCCTCCTTTCTAATTGTTCAATTCTGTTTCTCAATTTGATATTTTCCTTTTCCAAAGCATCCATTCTCAACTCCGTGTCTGACTTCCATTCATAGTCTGAAAGGAGATGATCCCGGAGGAACCGGGCTGCATGCACTGCGTATACATAAGCGCATACAGCATAGTCCATCGTTTTAAAGTTACTTGTCTCATGGGTCAGTTCCGGAAGGATCTGCTCGGTGTACTGAGCATAACCACCCACATGGAGAAGCCCGTCACGATCTCTCTTCTTGCTGTTCCAGCGGTAGTAGATAGTGGGTGAGTCTGCGATCTGATCCAATTGCAGGGTTACTTCACCCAGATAGGTTTTATAACGTGAGTCGGAACCCCAGGTTGAATAGCCGGAGACGTAGTGGTTACCGGTGAAACTCCAGTTACCGCCGCCATAGTCCATGATATAGGATTTTCCAGAAGTGGAATTGGTTGAGGTCGATGTTCCCCACCACCAGTACATGTGATCATTGGAGTGTACACCGATACCAAAGGTATTGTCAGAAGCCCTCACTTCTATTCCTCCATGGTCTGACCTGCCCTGGAATACAGCATACACATTAAAACCTGATGCGCCTGAGCCGCCATAAATTCCACTTACAGCAAGCCCACCATTAGTACTCAGGTGACCACCGGCATAAATCCTGCCACTTGCGTTAATACCTCCGGCGGTATGGATGGCATCGGAAGAGGTGCTGCCTACATAGAACTGTTTACCATTATAGACACGTACCCAGGTCGAATCTGTCATGTGGATGCCACCGCCATAGGATTCACAATAGAATCCGTTACTTCCGCCGGCCCTGACCCAACCGGCAGAATATATATCAGAGGTAGTGCTAATTCTTCCGTTTGCATTTAAGGTACTGCAAGTCCAGGCGGCAGAAGAATGGTTTGAATTATATCCGGTCCATATATGGTACATTGTGCCATAACTTGTAGCGTGATATTTTTGACTGCTTATATAAATAAGAGGAGCACCGCCCCTTGAGAAATGCAAAGCACACATATTCGGAACATCAGTACCCCCATATCCATTAATCCATAAAGTATCGCCCCAATACGAATCAGGATTAACGCCTGTCATAGCTACTTTGACCCCCATACTATTATTGAAGTAGGTTTGAGGATTCGCCTGTTGTCCGCCGACATAGTTCGGAAGTATAAATGTGGCAGATGCAGAATTACCCATAAAGTGATTACCCCATATATAATTCCATTTACTTGCACTTCTGCCTAAATCATAAGTGTTGTCTGAATAAGGAGATATAGTGCCGGATATATTAATAGTATTATCAATATAATATGGTCTGTTAGCATTGTTCGTTATATGAACATAGCTTGTATTTTGACTACCTATTCTTATCTCGCAACCATTAACATTACTGTATAACCAGCCTCCATTGGCGTAAAAAGATCCACCTTGTACAGTCCCCCCAATACTACCTCCCTGAACACAGAAGCTCCAATTACCGGCAGCGTCAAGCCTGAGACTTCCAGCATATACTCCCGGCTGATGGAAACCAATACCAGGCTTAACTGTATTAGCTGTTCCATTTCCATTAACCATAAGACCCAAGCCATTATAGTCGTTGTTGCTTGCTTCTCTGAATGTTACATTATGAAAACGGGCATCAGTATAGCCCCAGTTACCAACATCCTTATTATTAGAATAACATCTAATTCTTCCATCTTCTATCTGATGTAAACCGGAATCATTGTCCCCAATAGCAAGTGAAATACTTGGTGCATCTCCACTTTTTCTATTAACAAATAGTTTACCATCACTATCCATAGTCATTTTAATACCAGCATCTGAATACCACCAATCAAATGACCATTGATTCCTAATACCAGCGCCTACTGTCCAAACAGGTTTATCCCCTGTAGGGTTGACGTTATTATAATATCCAATAGAACATTCTGAACCACTTCTATTAACTACAGCAAATTTGCCATAAGAACTTCCACTATATCTAACAAATACTCCTTCATTATTATTTGCTCCAGGTCTAATTTCATAATTACCTGCTTGTCCTGCTAAACCAGCAGTAGTACCAGATAAACCAGTATCGACTATTCTACCATTAGTATTATATCTTGTAAATGCCCAAGCGTTGTCTTTAGCTTTAATCTCTAAACCTTTATTAGCAGATGTAAATAATCCACAAGGTGTACTGGTATTATATAATATAATATCACTTCCAAGTTCAACAATAGAATTTTTTATTTCAGCGTTAAATACTTCTCCACTCTGAGAATTGAAATACTTGACATAAAACGGTAATCCTGTAGAACTTATATCATATATAAGAGTTTTGATATTATCTAAACTTGCTGCTCCTGTCCATTTAAGACCACAATATTTAACTCCACCATAAGTAAAAGTACATAGTTTAGGAGCATCTTCATCTGTAGATACTCCAAATCCATTATATATAACTCCTGCATAAACATTAGTCGTACTATATTTCTTCATAACACTAAAGTTTACAGAGCCATTGCCATATATACCATTTCCTCTTCTGTAAAACATGGTACCGCTTGCATAATTATATTCAGAATCAGCAGGACTAAGTTTACATAAAGCAACTACCCACCACCCATAGTCTGAATATATATTTTGTCCCTCAAAGTAAGGAGTTGCAACTTTATTACAATCTTCGAGAAAAGCTATACCTTTCCAATCAGTAGCCCAAGAAGAACCTTTGCCATCTCTATAATATAATCTATTATTAGTATTATCTGTTGAAGAAGGCCCAACAAGTTCCCAGGTAGCATAACCTTCTCCCCAACCTTTCACATGAATACCTGACCACCAGTTAGAGGATGGCATGCCGGACATATGAAATAAGCCACTAATATTATAATTATCATAAGAGGTTGGAAGTATTGTGTCATTTCTTCTATCAATAACTCTTAAGTAATTAGATTTACTTGAATACTGAATACTGTTTTGGTCACCACCATACGCTAATGCATAAAGGTTGGAATCCACACTACCATCGGCCTTGAGAAATTGTGATGCGGTTCCATTAGGTGTTTTCTGATATAAATCAGGCAGTGTGATGACTCCGTTAGCCGCTTCATAGAGTGTGCCGTTCAACATAATGTTGCCACCACCGATACTTCCACCGCCACCGATAACGGAAAGTCTGCCACCTTCTTTCGACAGAGTGGCCGGGTCGTAAGGTAGCAGGTCGAGAAGGGTCGGAGCAGTATAATCGCCCACCGCATTCCAGGTTGTGCTACCTGTGATTAACAGGTTACCATCCAGTTTCCAGACTTTATGTGTCGGATCGTAATCGAGCAGGCCACCGTTTACTTTCAGACCGCCGGTGAAATTCTTTTCACCGGTAATCTCCTGAGCACCGGCAAGGGTGACGAAGGTATTCAAACGATCCTGCAAACCATTGATTTTGCTAATCTCTAAAGTGGGGATATCAGAGGCTATCAACCCTGATGCGGACGTTGCACGACCATAAGCGTCAACGGTGAGCTTGGTGTATGTACCGGCCTTTATTCCGGAAGGAGAAAGGGACAAGGTACGATCCGCAGACAAATCACCCCCCCCGGAAAGACCGGTGCCGGCAATGATGCTACGGGTTTTATCCGCTTTGACAGATAGAGCAGTAGCAAGGGTATCCGTTTCGGAGAATCCGGCCAGGAACGCTTCAAGTTCCTTCCATTTGTTGATTGTCGAGTCGGTATCTGATCCGGTGAGAAAGGTAAGCAGGGTATTGGCTATCTCTGTAACATTGCGATATCCTTCCGTAGTTGGAAGACCGGCTCCTTTCAGGGCATTAAGGTTCGTATTTACAAAGTTCTCTGTTGCATATCCGGCAAGAGCTGTACCCAGATGTGACTTGTCGATCTGTTGAGAACCACTTTTCAAGAGCGCGGTCCACATGGCGGATTCGTCGAAGCTTGAACCGGCACTGCCGATTACTGACAGCCGGCCGCCCTCTTTTGACAGGGTAGCCGGATCATAAGGCAGCAGATCAAGAAGGGTCGGAGCTGTGTATGTTCCATTGTCCCAGCCGAAAGTGATGTTACCTGAGATCAGCATATTACCGTTCAGTTTCCAAACTCTTTCGGTCGGATCGTAATCGAGCAGGCCACCGTTTACTTTCAGTCCGCCGGTGAAATCTTTTTCACCGGTAATCTCCTGGGCACCGGCAAGGGTTACAAAATTCTCTCTGACGAAGGTCTCCGTAGCGTAGCCGGTAAGAGCGGAGGAAGTGATATAGCCTTTATCTGTGACAAATTTCTCTGTCGCATATCCGGCAAGAGCACCGGACAAATGTGACTTGTCGATCTGCTGAACACCTTCTTTACCGAGGACACCCCACATGGCCAATTCATCAAAGTCAGAACCGGCATTGATCACAGACAGTCGGCCGCCCTCTTTTGACAGGGTAGTCGGGTCGTAAGGGAGCAGATCGAGAAGAGTTGGTGCGGTGTATGTTCCATTGTCCCAACCGAAAGTAATATTACCTGAGATCAGCATATTACCGTTCAGTTTCCAAACTCTTTCGGTCGGGTCATATTCTATCAGACCACCATTTAAAGTTAACTTTTTTAGGAAAGCTTCGCCTTTTTGCGTGATTCTGTAGGGATCATCCCCGCTGCTAAATTCGACACCTCCCAGAAGACGAAGTAAAAAATTGGTTTCGTCTATCTGCTTTTTACTGATAAAGATATCTTTTAAACCATCAGTAGAAACTTTCTTTAATCCTTCATTCAACCAGTATAGCACTTCTGCCACATGCCGGTTAGAGACACTGTGCTTGAGTACTGCTTTGTCAATGTAGTCAATGAGTTCATCTATAACTTGTTGCTGATCGGCCATATCAATTAAATTGAGGTGTGAACTGTTCGGTATGTATACGGGGATTTCCTATTTCGTCCTCTGAAAGTGATCCGGTGTAACGAACATCGGAGTCAACGAAATGAAGAGTCATTTTAATACTTTCCGGTACAGTGGAGCGTATGGCATGGGTGAGGTTGTCGGCTACGGCATTTACCCTGATGTTTCGTCCGGAAAGTCCGAGTATCTTTATGTCATCGGAAGCAAGCATATCCATTAAATGCACAAGCTCTTCGGTATTGCGATATCCGGATTCGACCTGAAGCTTGTCACGGGCAGACTGTCGCTCGCGGGCCTCGATATAATCATCAATGCTTTCGTCGTAAATCTGATAAGTGGAGTCGGACTCTATTTCAGACTCAATGTTACCGATACCGGTGACTTCAATGCGTTCGTAGGCTCCATAGGAGTTGAGAAATTCAAGTAAATAACGTTCACGGGATACTGTTCCGGGAGTGATGACAATAGTACAGCTTTTGGTTGATCCGGAATAGATATCGAAAACAGAAGCTAACTTTTGATTAGTTTGAAACAGTTTTTGTCGGAGCCGATATAGGTTAAGGGCTACCGGTTGTCCGGCTGTTCCGGATAAAGAGGTTTCAACGCCGGCTGCAACTACTTTTAATGCACCATCCGGATAAAGGAAAGGAATAGGTAGGAGTTCAGTTTCGCGGATGGTGATGATACGCCCGTTGGTACGGGTGGTCTTGAAGAAATTGACCGATGAATTGAGTAGCTTCCAAGTGAATATATTGCTGTTTTCATCTAACAGACGCCGTAGTAGCCGCTTGCTGATGCCTCCTATAACTGCTTTCAGAGAAAGAGCTTTAGTCTCTCCCTGGGTGTTTTGGACACTAATGGCAATATCTGTAGCTGAAGTTGAATCGGGCAGTAATATATCAGTGGATTCGTTAAGCAGATGTTTGGGACTGAGAATACCTGAAAGGATATCCTGAAGAAAGACAGAGAACTCACCTTCACCACTTCCTGAAAAGATGGTGCGGTCGGCCTGACGAATAGTGTAGCTGACTACTGAACTGGAGTTTATGGTCAGCTTGATGGGATTTCCGGCTAAAGCGATTGTAGACGGATATATGTTTGCTGTTAAACTCATAGTGCATTGTAATTAGTTTGTATAATGGTACCGGACACAGAAGAGGTCGAAGAGCAGTACAATGCCAGGAACTCTTCCCGTTCCGGAGTGGGGGTGGTGATGAAGCGGAAAAATTCATCTGTTGTAGCCCCGGAGGAACTTGTAAATTTCCGGTAAGCGGCAAGCAGTGCAGTTACATTGCTTGTCTCGATTGCTGCTGTGATGGTTTTATCGTCATTCATGCTGCAAATATGATGTTTTGATCATGTGCGGCAAAGGACAACTAAAGCAGTTCTGCTTTAACGGAAAGCCCGTAAGTAATGGCATAGTGTACGCCTCCGTATTCTTTATCTTTCCAGATGATATCACCTTGAGACGTCTGACCATTGGGAACCCGAACCTTGTAGTAAAGGTCGAAACTGTAATTGATTTCTTTGATGAAGAACTCTTTGCCGGCTTCATAATCTTCTTGAGTCGGTACAGTAAACGGTATCTCAATATCTGAAACCTGATCACTTACCTCGTTTTTACGTAGCACTCCGAGCCATTGCGCCGGTGGGATAATAGCCTTCTTCCACTCCTCGACTTGTGCCCGTATCTTGAGTTCTACTATGTTTTCACGATTATTGTGAAACGCCCATTTGTAGAGTTGCTCAATCGTTTGTATTCCTTGCTCTGCATCCAAGTCCAAATCGGTTTCCCCGACAGGGATCAGGAGACGAAGGGTACGAAGACGGACAGTAGCCGGACGTGAAAGAAGTTTGGGTAATGTATAGCGCACTGTATCAAGCAGTAATCGTTGGCCATCTATATTGATCGTTTGACTGAAATCAATATTGAGTAATTGAATTGGATTCAAGTGTACGGGAACTTCAACCGTATGATTGGAATGTCGGAGAATGGCGTCAAATCCCTTCCAAAAACGGGAGAACAGGCCATTATCACCAGTAAAGGTCATGGAGATATCGAATGTGTGGCCGTTGATGGCTATAGCTTCACCGCCGGGTGCGTAACATCTTGGCGATCCGTAGGGGTAGGGAGTGGATGCACGGGGCATGGAAAAGCAAAAGCATAGAGGAGTTTGGGTGTTTTGCTCCTCTGATAGTTCTACGCTGGCGCTGGAGATATTGGTATATTTGTGTACTTTTCCCAGGAGATAGGCAGGACAAACCGGTTGGTCATCGGGGTAAGAACCTTTCATCGGCAGGCATTCATCAATAGATGATATCTCCATATAACTGATGTTTGCTCCTTTATCCCAGGGGAAGAAGTCAGAGCTGCGGGCTTCGCGAACTCCGGTCAGATTGTTCCGGACATAGTAAAAACCATCCCATAAAGAATAGGTGAGATATCCTTTTGCTGTGTTACTTGACAAGACATGCCCAAAGGGTTTGAGAAATTTGTCGAGTGAGTCGGCAGTAGGGGTAGCTACTAAATTGGTATAAGGACCGGAGATATTGGTCGATGCGGAAAGTTTGAGTTGCTGTGCAGCGGCATAGTTGATAACAGGCCGGGCCGACTTGAGCAGGGACCAGTTCAGTGAGGCCGGAGCTGAGATGATATCTTTGATAAATTTGAGATTAACGGTTTTATTTTTTCCATCAACAAAATAGACCATACCAAAGCGACAGTAGAGGGCTTGTAGGAATTCGTTAATCGTGCAATCGGGTAGAAGGTCAGAGTAATCAATGAAGCCCTTGACTATGCTGTCGGCCATGTTGTTCAGAACTACCAGACGGGAGAGTTGACGGTGGGTTGAGAATGGATTTTCAAGGACCGTATAACCGTACCGGACGAATATAAAATTGAGTATCCAAGATACTTTTAAAAATGGGCTGATGGCATAACCTTCAGGAACGGAAGTAAGGACGGGTTCGTTATTGATAAGGAATGTTTCCTGTCTGGCAGCTCCCTGAAGGGAGTAGGTACCGGTCTCTGATTTAGCTATTTTATTGATGTATTCGGGGTAGTAAGTGGTGGTTTCCGTACCGTTTACGGTTGTTGTATGTGATGGCATGGCTACACAAATGGGAAAGACGGAAAGAGCATCGTCTACTGTTGTTTCATTCATAATAGAATTGAGCAGGCTGATGACTCCGGCTGTTCCCCCTTCGGGACGAATAACCGGAGCAGAAAGGGAACGGAGTGAAACAGCATTCCATACCGAGTATATTTCGGACTCGTCAAAACCTATATTGGATACGATTCCTCCGGATTTGGAGGCTTGTGTGATGTTCATCTTACCTATTCGGTTGTAGACACCATCGGAGACGGTGACACGGGTATCCGGGGCAGGGGAGTAGGTACTATCCGGACGATGGACATGGGTGATCAGTGAAAGGTTGTTTCGGGAGGCAGGAAGCGTGGCAGGTACGGATTGTGAACCACGTTCGTTGTAAATAGGGGAGGTGTCTTCGATCTCAATGCTGAAATCGTTTTGAAGATCGAATATTCCTAATTGATTTTTTATCTTGAGTGACATGTGTTATTGTTTTTTGCGGGTGAATGGTTCCTTTGATTTATCTGCTAATTCTTGTGCTTCGTTGAGCTCGCGAAGCACGACGTATGCTTTGAGGTATTTAAGCTTCTCAATCAGTGCATGTAACTCTTTGATCAGTTGAGCCAAGTTTGCTTCCTTATCAGCCGGTGAAGAAGTTGTCTGAGAGGTACGGGAAGTACTGTTACGGATCGGATCGTAATTGCCTTCAGCACGCTGGGGAACTCGGCCACTGCGGGCATCCTGAATGGCCTGTACGACAATGGGGTAATTAATGTGGTGCTGAAGACGGGAAAGATCTTCGGCATTGATGATCAGCTCTGCTCCGGATTCGGATATCAATGAGGTACGGCGGACGATTCCGGTCGGTGAATCACCTATGTAGGGAACATCCCGATAGGTCCGGCCATCATCTTCACCAATGACATCGTATCTGCCGGATGCCCATTGCTTGACTTGCACTTGAGCTGTTTTGGTACTGTCGGTATTGTTATCGGTTGCGGAAGTGGAAGAACTCCCCCCCTTAATCAATCCTTTGAGCGTTGATTTTGCAGCGGCCAATGCTCCCATGATCAGTCCGGAGAGAACTGCGGCACGGGCTGCACCGGTTGCTCCAAAGGTTGCAACAGAGTCGGGCATGGCATAGGCTTCGGCAGCAGAACGGGCTACAGCTCCGACGGCTACACCCGTGGCCTTGGCTATTTCAATATCAATCATCTGGCTCAGTACATCGAATAGGATATCGAGCATGGTATCAGCAAAGTTCTGCAGGGCATTTTCTTGACCTGATATCATTTGTCCGAGGGTATCGCCGATCTGTTCACCATATTGCCGGTACTGTTGTGCCTGTTCGGTGAGCCTTTGTTTCTCCTTCCTGGCCAGTTCATCTTTTTTCTTTTGTGCTGCATCCTCAAGTTTCTTCCGTTCTTTCTCTTCATCTTGAAGACATTTTACTTTAAAGTCGAGTAGTTGTTGTTCAATGGTGCGCCGTTGATCAGCGTCGAGATTAGCAATTTTGAGAACACGTTCCAAGTGCATGATAGTGAGGTGCTCCATTGCTTCATTGTACTCTTTCTCTGTTTTCAGATTTTCATCCTTACCGGAAACATAGAGAAGTTTTAGGTCCTTTTGTTGGTTTTCATAAAGTGTCTTTTCTTCAGCGAGCTGTCGGTTCATCTGCTCTTTTTGCTGTTTAATTTTGATATCGTTGATTCGATTTTGAGCATCAATGCCTTCTTTACTTTTTGCACCGGCTATATTAATGATACGTTGCTGATGTTCTAATTCGAGGGTTTCCATCCGGTTATTGAACTGCTGTTCGGTTTGCAAGGTTTCGTCCTGGCGTTTGAGATAGGCTTCTTTAAGTTCCGACTGGTGTTGAGAGTAGAGCTTGGCTTCTTCTTCAAGCCTCTTTTTAAGAAGGGCTTTGGCTTTCTCTTCATCAACAGTTCCTGTTCCGGACTTGTCTTTCTTACTTAAATCCTTTGCTGTTATAACAACTTCATCCAATTCATTAGCCGGCTTTTGGAGAAAGGGCCTGAATTTTGCTTCTATTTTAGCGATTTCTTTCTCCATACTATAAACGTTCTTAATGTAGTCTTGCAGTTCTTGGCCAAATCCTTCAGCCATTTTCTTTTTTCCAAGATATTTTTTTTGTATGCTGTGATATGCTTGGCCGAAAGCATCTTCCCATTTCATACCTGCTTTTTGAAACTCTGTAGTTGTTTGTCGGATATCACGCAATGCCATGTCTGTCATTTTTCCGTTACCAATAACTGAAAACAATTTTTTTCGTATGTTTTCGAGTGATACAGCTTGAGAATTGACCGAATTTTCCATGATTTCGTTAGTTGCGGCATTGCGTATTTTTATTGCAATTTGTTTTTCAAGTGCTTTGTTTACTAAAATATATGCCTCTCTGATATCATCAATGGAGCTTTTTTCTGTTAATAAGTTTGGAAGATATGTTCCATAAACTTTGTTTATTTCATTAATAAGTTCACGTCGTTCTTGAGTACCTGCTTGGCTTCGGTTTAGTGCACCAAACAAAGAATCCAAAGAACGTTGTTCTTTAATTAGTTCTGCCGTGAATTTTTCTTCTGCCGTAGAAGCTTCTTTAGTACGTTTTGCATATTGGTAAATGGCCATTCCTGCGGTGGCAATAAGTGCAATGATGGCTCCAATAGCATTTTTACTCAATACGGCATTGAAGCGAGACATTGCGGCTGTGGCCATCCCTGTATTTCCCGCTAATGCATATTTAGCAGCAGAAAGTGCCAATATACTGGCAATTTTAATTCTTCTAAAGGATTCCGACGCTTTGTCAATAAGTAAGTTACCCACTTTGGCTTCTTTTAAACGATTTTCATAGATAGTAAGGGCTTTGACTGCTATGGAGTATGTCAATACAGAGGTCGTTAAGGTGATAACTGTACGGGAGTGTTCTGTCAGGAATCCTATTAAATTAACGATTTTACGGGTCCAGTTTACCGTACCGTTGATAACAGTGGTGATAGAAGGATTAAGTTTCTCAAGAAGTTGAATACCTAATTCATTCATTTTATTCTTTGCCTGATCTAATTTAGCTGCCGCTGTTTCTGATTTTGTGGCGGCCTGTTCCATGGCTACGGACGTACCGGTGACTGCCTCAGTGTAGTATTTTACCTTATCGGCTTCATTGATAAGTACGGAGGCCACATTGTATCCTTCTTCTCCAAATTGCTTCTTAATCTGGGCTGCTGAGAGTTGCTTTTTCTGAAGGTTATCCAAAGCTTTCTCTAAACCGACGATTTTGGGATTTGTATCATCTGCTCCGGTTTGTAGGGTAAGGAAGAATTTCTTTAAACCGGTACCGGCTATTTCGTCTTTGATACCTTTTTCGGCCAGTGTTTCAATAGTACCTACAAGCTGTTCGATAGGAATTTCGGCAGAGGCAGCAGCTACCCCGGATTTGGTGACGGCTGTGGTGACGGACTCTACGGCTGCTGCTCCATATTTAGAGCCGGCGGCCATGACGTTTGCATAGCGTGAAGCTTGGTCGGCACCATCACCGTATTGATTAAGAGAAAGGGTTACGGCATCGACTGCATCCTTCAGGGTCATACCTGATGCAGAAGCTAATATAAGGGTCTGTTTTGTCACCTCGGCCAAAGCTTCTTTGTTGTCAAGAAGTTCGGGCTTGGCAGAGCCTACCAATTTGTAGGCATCAAGAATTTCTGTTGCGGACTGTCGAATGCGAATGCCGGATTCGGTCATTGTCGTTGACAACTGGACAGCTTGCTGTTCCAACCAGTTTATATCGTCTTTGGAAAGTCCGGTAAGAGCTTCAACATCGGCTTTTGCTTCTTCACGTTTGTTTCGCTGTTCTCGGAGTTGGTTGAGCTTCATAGAAACTCCGGTGATAGCTGCTATGACAGTACCGATCAGACCAATATATTTGTTAATGAATCCGGAGGCACGTGACCAGACATTACCTTGTGCACCTACCTCGACACGCATGGCGGCTTGTGCTCTGGAAAGGGCTTCGGTGACACGCCGATTCTGCTCAAGAGCGGCCGTATATTGTTTCGTTCCGGGCACTGCATTACGAAGCTCTTTCCGGACACGGGATTGGACAGCAAGGAGTTCGTTATAAGTTGCTCCGGAGAGGTTTTTGAGAACTCGTTCTGTTTCGGCTAACTGTTTTTCGTAATTCTGAAGAGTTCGGTTTTTTGCATCCAGTTCTTTCTTGAGGTCTTGGGAACGCTTTGCATAGTCTGCTTCTCTTCCGGTAAGTGACTTGAGTTTGTCTTCAAGACGAGAAATACTTTCTTTTACCAGGTCTATCTTATTAGTGGCTTCTGAGCCATCAATATAAAGTTTGATACTGCGGTTTAGGTCGTTTGCCATATTAGAGACTGTTTCGTTTATCTATGTATATTCGGGTAGCATCAATCAGCATGGTGTCGAAATAACCGGTGATGATATCGGCTAATTCATTGATCCGGTTACGAATTACAGGATCAAACCATTCGTAGGCCCGGCGGTTGCCTTCATTCTGTCGTCCGAGTGATTTGAGATTTGTATGGCGTACAATACCGGTATCTATCTCGACTCCATTAATTTTTTTGAGGTAATTCCATTTGGAACCGATGAAGCCACCCTGACCTTCGCCGGCGCCCTTGTGGATGTAGATTCCATGCCGAGGAAAGGAGAAACCAAGACGGTTGATAATACCGTATTTGTCGGTGTAGGCCCGTGGCTCAAGTTCGCGGGCTATTCGCATACTGCGGCCGGCTATTCCGGCTCGTAATTGTCGGGCCACACTATCTTGCCACTTTTCGACGGCCTTGTTATATGCAGTCAGTCTATCAGCATCCTGAGCCATTGAAAAGCGTTCGGTTTCTGAGACGGTTTCAAGGCGGATCAGTCCGGATACCGGGGCATTAGTCAACTGTGTGGCTTTTCGGCGGGAGGCGTTATAGCGTTTGACTTCGGCACGAGAGGTACTTAATCTTTTATAATATCCCATCGTTAATCCTCCCAGTATGTTTGATCAATGAAATAGGTTTCAGGTTGAGCCAAAGAGAATGTCAGTACTACACCATAGAAATTATCACCAATCGGACCAATACCATTAAATTGAATGGTATCGTCAATGAATTCTGAAATGTCGGGGTCTTGCAGGATACAGTTCCGAATTTGTTTTGCGACAGCTTTGCATTCTTTTGCTGCCTGATTGATTGTTTCCGGACGATCAGAAACAGTGTTCTGTGCAACAATGAAAGAGAATATATCATTGTTATTAAGCGCATCGGCTTCGTTTCGTTTTGATTCAGACTCACAGCCATCAACTGCAATCAGGATCATGCCGGATACAGATGATAGTTTATCATTAAAATTATATAAGTCCTCAAGTCCGAAAGCGGTGAAGAATCTGGGCTTTTCGGGTGTGTGGGCAATAGGCTTTAAGCGGATGGCAAGTGTTTTGCCATATTCAAAGTGGTTGTATATCTCCATAAAAGTCAGGGGTTAGGTTATGGAGACAAAAATAGCCCGCGGAAAGCGGGCTATAAAGGACAGGTAGAAAGCTACTGAGGTAACAGGATGTGAATCAATTCACGAAGTTGTGCGGCTGCACGTTGCTTCTCTATTGGTGATGTACTTTCGGATAATAGTATATCAATGAGGGCTAATGCTTTTTCTTTATTCATTGTGATTTGATTTTAAAATGATTAAATGTATAACGAACACTAACTAAAAGCCAAACGGCTCGTATTTCTGCGAGTTTGGCACGGCGAGTATTACGGGTCATAGCTGATTTCCTTTCTTGTTATTGGTATCGGCAATGGCATCAATGTATTTCCTAATGGTACGAAGTCCCATAATCAAATTAAGTCTCTCTTTGTCCGTTATATTACAGGTATCAATTACAAGGAGGGTATCAATAGCCTCTTCTAAAGAACGTTTCATCCAATCATGTTCGCAGTCTTGAATACGGTGGATGACTTCGATAGCGTTCTCCGTCAGGGTGATACCGTTAATTTGAGTAGTGATCATTGTTTACCTCCTTTCTTGGCTTTGATAACACAATAAATGGCTGCAAGAATGCAGGGAGGAAAGATGAACGTAGCACAAAGGCAAGCAATGGCACTGACATAGTAAGCGTCAGAGGAGGTTTTAACTTTGCAATCGGATGGGATAAAATCATCAATTGCGGAGTTGGACTGATGGGGGATTGTGGTGTGTTCCGGTGTGCGGAACTGAGGCACGAAAAGGGTGCCAGTGGATTTTTTTTTCATACTTACTGATTGTTTCGCATTTTAGTTGAGAACCGCGCAACTATCGGGACGCAGAAACGGCTGCCATCTCCCGTGTCGCGAAACAATCAGTAAGATTACTCCAAGAGCAAAATTACAAGGGAAAGGCAGCCGTATTGGTTGCTTTTAATAAAAGCTTCTACATATATTCTAATGGACATAAAAAAAGCCCATCGTTATTCGTTGAGCGTCTTGCATCGCTCTTGGTGATAAACATCACTGATTATTTCGCACTGCAAATATGGAGATAATATTTGAGAGTTGCAAATAATATTTCCATATTTATTAGGAGCTTATTGTTCAGAGGTCATTTTATTTAGATACTCAGTTCTTATACTATCTTTTCGGATTTTAGCTTGAAACATATCAGTTATATCAAACCTGATGCCATCTATACTATAGTAAAGATTATATTTAATATTTCCAGTATAAGAAACTGCATTATAATTTTGTTCCTCATTTTCTGATTTTAATCTTTTACCACTACATAATTGGCTTAAAAAATATTCATATGCAATTACTTTTAAATGATGAATATCACTATATGCATAACCATCTACAGGCTCAATTAGTAGAGTGATTTCTGATAAACGATTCCTAAAAAAATTTCCTCCAATAATAATTCTTATATCTGTTCCATGTCTATTATCATTAATGCACCAATAATTTTCTTCGGAAGATATCTTTCCTAAAATCTGCATAGAACGCAGCGAATCGTTTACCTGTTCAGGATTTAACCCCCAGTCTAAATTTAAGAAAACATCTTTTTGAATCGTGTCTTTAGAATACATAGCTAAACTATCCATGATATTACCATAATCGATGAAGTCGATTAATTTTAGAGGATTTTTATCTTCAATTGAGTGTAAAAAAGCAGAGGACTCTTGACTAATGATACCATCGTGTGTAGCTTGGAGGGGATTGTTACAACTCGCAGATAATATAAAAAATAGTGTTAAGTAAGGTGTGATTCTTTTCATTTTGGTTAGTTTTTATTTGTTACGGGGACAAAGATAAAACTTTAGCGGATAATTTTGTATATTAGCATGAAAATGAAAGAATATGAATCAGGAACAAGAAATAAAAGATATACAACGACGTTTAAAATCACTTGAGATAAGATGGTGGTTGTTAATTATTTCTATATTACTGATTAGCATAGGATTGATACTAATGCGATTAAAGTACCTATAATGCCGGCAATGGCTCCTGCTATCTCTAATTTTTCTTTTTTAGTGTATCTTTTTAAATGGCCTTTAGTAGTATAAAATTTCTCTCCTTTATCAGTCATTTGTATCCAATATTGATCATTTCCTAAATAACAGATATAACCTGCTTGAATTAGGATAGGGATTATTTGTTCTATTTCGATCTCTGAATACCCCAGACTTTGGAGGTGATAGTAATAATCATCGGTGAAAGTACTAACAGATTTTTTTGATTTTAAGTAGGATAGTAAAGATTGAGTTATCTCTTTTTGCGATATGGTCATATTATAAATAATCAATTCCTTATGTCGTGTGCCAACCGGAACCACCCGGCCATCCGGTTTTACGGATGCACGACATAAGGAATTGACAGCTTTTGGTTTATTTTGGCAGGGGCTAAAGTACAAAATAATCTGAAATATGAAAGAGAAATCTATGGAATACATACCATGTTTATGGTATTTTTAATGTGAATCTTAAAAAAAATAATGAAATATGTTCTTTTTTTATGGGAAAGCAATAGTTTTGCGAAACAGTGATTTTTTATTTTTTAATTAAACCTTTTAGATTATGAAAAAGAATTTATTACTCGTTTCGCTTTGGGGAATCTTATCCTGTTTTATGTTATCATCTTGCAATAATGAGAATGAAGAAAGTATGAGTTTACCTGATTCTCAAGCGTACATCACAAAGATGAATGTCACAAATGCAGCAAATACACGCAGTACTTATAATTGTAATGAGGTACAGAATGTAAGTTTTGAGGATTTTATATCCGGAAAATCCTATGACTTTAATTTTCTGGTCTATTCTGACAATACGTATGGAATAGATATCGACAAAGATGGAACCGTTGATATGACGGTAACTGTGAAAGGTAATGAAATTACCGCTACTTCGAAAAACAATGAGTCTGAGACGGTGGTTGTTGGGCAAGAAGACAATGAACGCTACACAACGTATACGTTAAACGCTCCACAAACCAGAGTTACATATAGGCATATATCATGGTTTTCATGTGTGAAACGCCTGACTCTTAATGAAGATGTAGCAATGGGATCAGGTCTTGCAAGTATGTTCCGTAAGTATGCGTTTGGTTATGTCGCTGGAGCTGCTGCCATTATATGTTTGAACGATAGCAACAGATGGGACGTTAGTTAAGGTCTAAGAAGGAATTTGATATGACGAAAGATAGAAAAATATTAATTCTCAAAATATGCTTAATACCAATCGTCTACTTTGTAATCAGGGGGTTGTTCAAATTAGGTATTGTGCAGAAATACGATGATTTCTTTTTGTTATTGTGTGTAGCTTTGCCGTTCATCTACGACATATGGGCTAAACGGAAAAAATATTTTAAATAATATGTAAGAGAGTAGGGGTATCAATGCTGATACCCCTACTTGTTTATTAAAAGCCGGCTACTTCATAATACTTGAAAAAGTAGTATAGAGCCACTTTGTGCCATTTGGTCAATTCCTTGTCTCCGGAAAGGATGGAAGAAACGGTACATTTGTCAATTCCGGTGTAGTTGCTCAAATGTTTATTCTTTAATCCAAGCCGTTCCATCCGTTTTTTGATCCAGTCGAGAGTGATACCATCAATGTCTTTACGGTCGAAGTTTACGGCGGAAACAGTAAGTTTCCAGTCTTCCGGAATTTCATCTTTGAACATGTCCCGGACACGTTCCGTCAGTTCTTTCTTTGAAAGGAACTTATCATTAACCAGGTCCTTTTGCTCGGCACGGACAATCAGCCGGCCTTCTGAATAGGACACAATCTCAATAGCGATATGGGCATATCGCTGATACTGCCTTGCGAACTCTTCAATACGCTTTTTACTCTCGGCAGAGAGAGGGAGGATTTCTAAATTCTTCATAATGCATCAATTTACGTTTTGATAATCGGTATTTTAAAAAAAATGTTATTCGTTGTAAAGGAGGGGCTTTCGCCCCTCCGGATCACAATTTGATGAGTCTCATATGAGAGATGTCGAAAATAGCGATCTGTTTATTTTCACGCCCGAATCGCTTGGCTTCTTCAAGGTTGGTGAAAATCCGGACGGAATCAAAATAGAACTCTTGGTTCTCTTCATTCAGCCATCCGCCGACCTTCTTTTCGTGCATCTCAGCATGGTTAAGAACTCTTTTCAGTCCTTCTTCTCCGAAACTGTCTTGAGTCTCGAGATAGGCGACTGAAATACCCTTTGTGACCTTTTTTAAGGTTGTGAGGTCAACCGTGAACCCATCGGGGTTCTGCTTTGCTATCGCGAGGATAGCTTCGAACAATTGTTCCATAATATAAAGAACTTATGCGGACGTCACCCGCGTTTGTTATGACAATGCAAATATACAATAAAGTTTGCTACTAACAAACTTTATTGGAGAATATTTATTTGTTCTGCATATTTTCATTCAGCTCTTGTTGTTTTCTCAGAGATTCATCCATCGTATACAGGGCATCGATCAGGAACCCTTTTTTTATTTCGGGCTTTTTGGTCATGTCTGACTGTGCGAGGGAGTCTAAAAGACGCATTTGCGAATCAAAGACGCGACCATTACTCTTTCCGTTTCCGGAAAAGATACGGGGAAAGCCATTGGCAAGATAGGCCAGGCTCCCTATAATGTACCAGTACATAATCATTTTCACTCTGTGGGGAAGATGGCTGAGAATGGAAGCATCTTTCTCCAGACGATTGATATTGAATGTTTTGCTTGTGTGCCATAAACAGGCCAGAGCATGGTTAATTTGTTCCGGGTCCTGATTCATGGCGTCAAGATAGTGTTGCAGGTGCATGAACTGTTCGAAGCGAATATCGAGCAGGCCATCTTCCGGACCACGGAATTTACGGAACCGGCAAAAGAATGCCCGATAGGGATTGACAGTGAGTTCCGGGTGTACATGGTATTTCATTTCGGTATCCTTTTCGCACATCAACAGGAAGTCGAAGAGTTCGGCCAGCCGATTGACTTCTTCAGGAAGAAGCAAATATTTCTTCTTGAGTGTCCGGAAAGGGATTTTATTGCCGGGAGTCCCAATGCTGATCTTTACTTGATGGCGATAGATATCCCGATACCGGCAAACATGTGCATTGAGACAATATAGCATCATGTGTACCTTCAGTTCTTCGATGGGAATATCGCTTTGTGTAAGATTAACCAGGTAGCTCAGTTGCTTTTCGGTGAGTTCATCCCAACTTTCCGGAACTCGGTAACAATCATCATTTATCTGAATGGTGTGCATATTGTTATGATATAGAGGTGAATATTCGCTTTTCTTTGGAGTTAAAGTTTATAGCGGTAACGGTTGGTGTGACTCCTAACTCCTCAGCATTTTCGGAAATGAAGTTTTGTATCTTTCCGGCGTAGTAGGTCGCTTGATCGGCGAAGAAATTACCGGTTGCTGCCTGATCCTGGTAGATGGGCCGGATAATGGGAGTAAACTCCGGTGTGTCGTTGATGGTACGCTGTTCACGTGAGGTCTGTGATGTATAGAGTTCAGCGGTTTTGTTAGCGAGGTAACGGAGTATGTGCCCCAGTAGTACCTTTTCTTTTGGTGTCAGTTCTTTCCCTGCGGTATGGGCATCAAGCAGACGTTGGTATAGGTCTTCTTTGAGCATCTCACGCACATTGCGTTCTTGCAACTGCCGGACAGTAGGTAGCATTATGCGGAACGATACGGTAGAATACTCGATATTGACTAAACCGGTATCTTGAAATTCTCTGGCATCACGGATGAAGCATGAAGAATCTGTGGCTTGTTTGCAGTGCTCGGCGTATTCGGGGTAAGTTTCCGGATGATCGGTCAGAAAAGTGAGCAGCCGATCAAGGGCCTGCATGCCACGAAAATAGAAGCTTTCTTTAGCGGCGGCAATTTTTGCTTCATTGGCCGGCGAGTAGGTACCTTGTTTGTTTTCGACCGTAATTCCACTGTCTCCGATACGTATGCCAAGTTCCGGAGTGGCAAGCATTAGGGTGAGAGGCCCCAGGGTGCGGAGAATTTTATCATTCAGCCTTTTATCAGTTCCGGTCAGTGCCTTTTCTACGGTTTTGATACCGATGTATGGCGTCAGATAGATATCCATAGCATCATCAATATACGGATTGATGGCTTCGTCAGGCAGTGTAGCATTGATTTTGACTACTTTCTTGAGTGTGTCGATGTCAGGGATGATAGCATTCATTTTTCTTCTGTTTCTGAGGTTAAACCTGTATTTTTAGTAGCTCCTGTCCCTTTGTCAAGTGTGGTAAGCTGACAGTTGGTGACGGAAAAGTAGATATCTTTCGGCCATCCGTTTACGGCTTTGGCAAAATAAAGGGGAGTGAGCGTGGCTTCCTGAAACATTTTCATTAAGGCTTGTTCGATGATGAACAGCTCACGGGCTTCAGTACCGTTAATACTCTTACCTTTGCCGGGAGCGGCACCAATGATGGAGGGATGTACATTCATGCCATAGCAGATGGTGTTGCTTACTTCCTCGCTGTCTTCAATGTATTCGCCACCCTTGAAGAAGGAATCTAAAGTATTTATGATGATATCCTTATCCTCAAATCCTTTTACTCGGTCATAACGAAAATGGGACACGAAGCCTTTACCTGCATTCTCTTCTCCGGCAAGAAAGTCATTCATGTCCTGAAGGAAGGTCTCCCGCCGTACAGCCTGGTCTGCTTCGTTCGTAATCTTTTCATCCGCGTATAATTTTCCCCAGAAATCCTCTTTGATGTAGACGATATAGCGCAATGCCATTTGATTCTTGATCAAAGCCTTCTTAAAGATAGGAATGGCATTCCCAAAGTCATACCAGCCGGAAACGAATACACTCCACCAATATGGTTTACTGTAATAGAATCGTCCGGGAGTCGCTATGCGAATGTTATGGATGAAGCGGCGGTCTTTGACGATCTCTTTTGTTCCCTTTTCATTGGGAAACAAACCCATTCGTGTCTTTAAATCCCGCAAAGGTGCCTGGCGGTCCAGTAGTGGCGTCGCAATTACATCATCCGGCATACCTTCATGCCATTTGGCTGAGTAACCATGATATTCACTCTTGCCGGTCCTCTCATCGATTACGCTAATACGTGAACAGGTTGCTTCCTTTGCCTTTACTTGTACCAGTCTGGGCTGAGTGTCCTGATTAAAAATATATTCGACGTATGCATCGTAGAAGATCACTAAATCATTCGCTATCTCCATCCGGATAAATGGTATGTCGTTGTTTTCTATAAAATCGAATATATCCGGGTATTCTTCGGGCAAGACTTCTTCTTTGATGATTTTTCGGGTTTCCTTATCCCGGTATTTACGATATACGAGGACACTATCTCCATATACTACCTTATTTTTAAATTCCACATTGCTGCCGACAGTTACGTTTGCTCCGATCTTCTTCATAATGTCATACATCATGTTGTTGTTCCGCCCTCTAGGAACAAACTTAATTGGAGCCGCTTTCCCTTTGGGAACTACTTCAACGGTAGAGGTCTCCCGGTCAGTTGTGATATCGCTATTATCACTGAACTTTATGATTCCTTTTCCGCCTTTGGTGACTGCATAAGTTTCATATCCTTTTTGAAATAATTGGGGCTCAGGTTGTTTCTTCTTCATTAGAAATAAACTTTGATGTTATTAAATCGTGTAATCAGACATCTCCGGATTTTCCTGGGAGCATACTCACCTATTTGAAGTATGTTGACAGTGCTTCCGCTACTATGAAATGAACTAAGTACCGCACGCTCGTAGGTAATGAGTTCACCGGTACTTTTTTTGCAAAATTCAATGGAGAACTCAATGGGTTTACCCTCTTTCCGTTGCTCCATAAGTTCCCAGACTTTACTTTGATGTATTCTGTCGCTTGGCATAATACGATAGTGCTATGATGATAAAAAGCAAAGGTATCCCGATACTGAGGCCGTTTCTTATGCCATCATCCGTACCGGTTGCTACTTTGCTATCTTTCTTGGTCTCTGTCCCGGATTCTCTTTGTGTGGTTTGACCGGATACCTCTCTCTTTGAAGAGCTGTTCGAAGAGTGTACAGTGTCATTACTTTCCTGCGCGGTTTTACTCTGTTTTTCGCTCCCTTCAATCTCGATACCCGATAGCGGGGGTAGGCCGGTTGTGGGATCGGGTGTTTGTGTCGTGTCAAAATGGTACGTGATCTTCCAGGATGAACCGTGTTCGTCTTTAGTGGTTTTGACTTGTGAGGCAATGGTCCCGGTACCGGTATTGAGTTCATTGTAATTATGCTGAAAAGTTCCATTCTCTTTGAATTGATTAGAATGTAGAGAAGAAGAACGACAAGCACACAGCAGTATACCAACTGAAATGCAAGCAAAATAAATGATAAGGTGTACATGATGTTTCATTGTTTACGGTTTTGGCAAATTAAATCGGTACATTTCATGGTTTTAAGCTCTGTTATCAAACGATTGTTTTCGTTGATTTTCAAATCCATAGTCTCAATACGTTTGGATAATGTTTCAACTTTATTTTCCCAGCGTGCCTCACTATCTTCTTTATCCTGTTTGAGTGAGTTGATGTAACTTCTTTGATCGGTGATCATTTCCTGGTAGACATCCTGCATCGCTTTCATTGCGTCAGCTTCTGCACGTTTCTTGGTGTATTTGATAGTGACAAATGCTGTGGCGGTTCCGACTAAACCGCCGCCGAAGAGAAAGACCATGATATAATTTAGAATCTCATTCATCGCTTTTTTATTGCAAATGTATTGTGTACAAGCGCTTACGTAAAGGACAGAAAAACGGCACAATGTGCCGGAGCGGTATCGCATGTGCGATGATTTTTGAGGAGGGGGCAGCATATAAGAGAGAAAAAAAAGTTTGAGGCGAAACTTTTTCCGAGGGCGGTGCGTGGTCTTCCGACGGATAAAGGGGAAATTTTTCCCCTTTAAGACCCTTTTTTCTTTGTGAATCAGTATTTTATTTTTTTTGCCGTGGGAATCTTCTGAGATTTAAAATTGCGTTAACATAAATTATAGATTTACGCTTTTTCTCGTCAAAAGTATCTCTTTGTTGCCCCAATGCAGTTTGATTTTTGAAAAAATGATTCGGATGTCAGAAAAATAATTTTGAGACAAGAGAGCAAACGTCTGTATGTGATGTGTGATATTTATTTGTGATATGTATTTAATGTGTTGTTTTACAGGTATTTGTGCTTTTGTATGTGAAAAAAAAGTGTTATATTTGTAATGTAATCAAAAGGGGATAGGGTTGCACTCCTATCACTTAAATGTTTAATTTTTAACGTAAAACAAAATGAAAAATGTATCGAGCGCAAAAAGCGCAGAGGCTAAAGCCGTAGTGTTAAGTAATGTAGCTAATAAGAAGAATGAAACAGCCCCTCTAATTGTGCTGCCATCCCTTCCAATCGAAGAAGAAACGAAAGAACAGGTTTCGGGCAAAGTTGAAACTCCCGTTCAAACTTCCAAGAAAGAGAGTTCTTCCGTAGTAGCTGCACCCAATAAGCGTCTAAGTATTGATGAACTGACCGATAAGGCGGAGCGTGTTTATCTGCTCCGTCAGAAATATCAAGAAGTGAGAGAAAAGCGGAAACAGCTTGAAAGCTTTACTATCTCACATGATAAAAATAATGCCCAACTTACTTTGGTAGACGCAAAAGGGCTTTCCATTTCTACAAGTAATCCCGTTGCAATTGGTAAGTTGTTGTCTGATTGGATGTTAGATTTAAATAATCACTTGGCGAAAACCGAAGAAGAAATTCGTTCAGAATTGGAACGGCTAAATTAAAACAAAATCCCCCTACATCGTTGCACCGATGAAGGGGGAACAAAATCAAACCGAAGTTTAATTTTTAACGTACTGCAAAGATGGAAAATATTTTTGATTCTGCAAAAACAATTCAAGAAAAACGCACAATATTAAAAGGTTTATCAAAGCCGCTTCAAATTTTGGTGAAAGAGGCTGCTATTCCTACGGTAAACGATGGACTGAAAGCGATATACGCACAGTCTGGGCACACCGAACTTAAAACGCTGAAACAGTGGAATAAGGAGGGTAGGAGTATTAAAAAAGGTTCCCATGCCTTATGCCTTTGGGGTGCACCTAAGAAAGTAGAGACGACCCAAGTAGAAGAAGCACAGGGAGAAGATAATGACCCAATGAATTTCTATCCGATTTGTTTTGTGTTCTCAAATTTGCAGGTATATGAAAAACAGTGATTTAACTACTTATGGGGAGTATTTGGAAAAGCTATCCCCAAAACACGGACGGGAAAAGGTATTTAATGACTTTCTGCAAATAGTCGTTTGTTGCCTCTCAATGGGACGTAAGGAAGAACTTTATTTCAAAACGATAAAGCCCTATGACAAAACAGAACTGGATCTGTTTTCACAGGCTTTTGCCGCACTTGTTATGCAGATGGACAGGCAACCACTGGTAGACCCGTTCGGAGACTATTTTCAAGAGTTTTTAAGCAACGCCCAAAACGGGCAGTTTTTTACACCGTTTGGGGTATGTGAATTAATGAACCAATTGATTACAGCTCCTAAAGTAAATGATCAGCCTAAACAGGGAGATCGGAGGGTATTAGACCCTGCATGCGGTAGCGGAAGACTCCTTTTATCAGCAGCCCAAAAGGATAGAGCATTGACTTTTGTCGGGATTGATATCTCATATACCTGCTGTCTCATGACTATCATTAATTTGTGTCTGAACAGCTTAAACGGGGAAGTATTACACATGAATGCCTTGACGGATCAATGTTGGCATCGCTGGTTGATTATCGTTGATAGTGTAACCAAGATACCGACCGTTTATGAAGTGGAAGCCGGGATAATAAACCAACCGCCTGCATGTGCGGATGATTTAAAGCCTTTACCGGTGACAGGGATCATACAGCCGGTAAAGAACATGATTCCCGCCAATTTTGTACGTTATACCCCTAAATGTTAGCAATATGGAGAAAGTTTTGCAATGTGTCAGGCTTCCGCAAAATGGTAAAGGCACAATCGGGTTTAATTTGAAAGGAGAGTATTTAAAAAAATACGGTTTCCAGTTAGGAGATAAAGTAAAGGTGGAAATTAGCAAAAATAAGATTGTTTTATTTAAGACGGGTAATGTGTCGGAATGATTGAAAAAGTGGCACAGCGGGCAGCAAAAGCACTCTGACAGACCTTGAGAGAGGGGGGGAGAATGCTTTTGCGTCGCCCGGCTGCGCCGGGGTGAAGCGGAGTCCGCCGATTGCTCTTTTGGCAGAGGGGGCGGGATTTAAAACGCCTGAAATGGCGGTTGTTTGACGTAATTTTAGCAATTACGAAAAGCGGTATTTTATTTCCGATTGAGGAAAAATATTCCTCCGGTGCCGGTTCCCGGACGTGTGAAGTAGAAATTCATGCCGAGCCATAATGTGTCGAAGGCATCCGTAACATGGGTTTTGTATTGATCCGGATTGTCCGGAGTATCGTCAGTACCTTCCGGAGCTTTGTCCTTCTCAAAACCGTTTTTACCCTGCTTAATACCGGTTTGCTCCATGGCGATCTTGAGGAACTCGTTTTGATAGAGATTGAAACGAATCCACAGGAATTGCGGATCACCTTTCAATGCGAGATCGATATTGAGGTGTTTCCATTCATGTTTGGGTGCCTGTCCGACATATACCATTGCAGGAGTGTACCGGTTCTCTTTGAATACACGTTCAATGATATCCGCATAGGTTTCTGTTGTGGAGCCCGACTCCCAGGTAAAGGTATGATCATAGTAGACGACTACATCGTGATTGAGCTTGGGACGGTAATAGTCAGCTATCTGTTGTACCAGGTCTCCGAGTTTGGATGGGGTTTTGACATAGAACGATTTGATGATTTTCATCGTATTCCCGTCCAGTTGTGCCACTACCGCTGTCGAGATTGACGCATTGGAGTCGAATGCAATATGCAGTTCTTTGTCAAAATCAAGGTCACCGTCTCCCAGGCAGCCGCAGGAACTCAGTTGCTTCCAATTACTTCCAAGATTCTTCAGCCTTCCGTTATCAGCCGGCTGATAGAAATGTATGCGGTCGTCCAGGGCACTGTAAAAGCCATTGGGAACTTTCATCAGCCGTTCGTTCAGGAAGGCGGTACGCCATACCAACGGGGGAGAATCACGCTGCATCTGCCAAATGAAGTCTTCTCCCAGGACCTCAAGGTTATCAAAGACATCATATTCACCATAAAATACAGTGTATTCCCGTTTTTTCTTATCATTCGGTTTGATTGCAGGTTGAAACTTCCGGGCTATGTCAAGATCACGTTGAAGTTCCCGGATCATCCGCATGGTGTGTTCGGTCAGCGGTTTACGTTTGTAATCCTGAAGTTCTTTATACAGGTTACGAATGAGTTGGATATGTGGGGGCTGCATCTCTTCCTGTTTGTCGAGAATCCAACGTCCCATGGATGATCCGGGCATGTCCGTTGAGTAACATACGCTGTGATGGTGAGGACAGTGCCCGAAATATTGCCGGTTTCCCCGGTTGGCCGGATTGACCTCGTTCTTTATTTTGTCATAGGAAAGGAACTTTGCCTCCGGCCCTATCACCCAGTCAAGCGACATGGAGTTTGCGGACATCCCTTGATTAAAGGAAAGAATGACCATGACCGTGCCATTCCAGAAATGGAAAGCATTACTCCATCCGTCTCCGAGTACCGGACGGACAGGCTTGGCAAAGCCCATGGAAGGTGGTGCTTTATGGCCAACGACATAATGTATATTTTGAATGTATCCCCATTCGGCGAGTGCTTTACAGATAGCCGGAAGGGTATTCCCCCAGGCTTTAGCATAGCTGGGAGAGATCATTCCACCCAATGAACCGGGCATTTCCCAGACGTTCCTGAGAATGAAGCGGGCGTCGATACCTTCTGACTTACCGGTACCACGCGATGCAACGATGTATTCGTCATGTGCGGCAATAGCCATTGCCTGGCGTTGCATTTTGTTGAAGAACTTCCGTATCACATTGGCCTGTTTCATGCGGAGTTCGTATGCCGATGGTATGGGAGAGGCTTGGGCTGTCATTCTTCAATATCCTCCTCTTCAATGGTTTGAATATCTGTCGCCTGTTTGGTCAACATATCTTTGCACAAGCTGCGGAGTTCCTGGCGGCGTTGCTCCAGATTGTCTATCACTTCAATACCCTCAAGTGTCGTCACGTCGTCGGAAGGTTCAAAAGATGGGGGAATAAGCTGACTGAAGTCGAATGCGTCATCGTCTTTGTCGGAACGGGTGTATTTACCTATCTTGTCGAGAGCGGCGGCAGCTCCTTTGGCATCTCCGTTGTCGATAGCGAGTTGAAATGCTTTCTTTCCTCCTTCTACGATCATGTAGCGATACCAGGATTTGGCCGCCAACTGGATGTTACCGACCAGCCGGTTGATCATACCGATATCGCGATAGGCCTGTGATTGGGAAACAGGTTCCGCTTGCCCTCCACATCCGTGCATGAGAAAAGTAACGAGCTCCTGGTCTTCAATTAATGGGCTTTCCATTTTCTTACTAACACAAAGCATCATCCGATTCTTAATTTCCATCTCCTTTGGTGATAACTGGAGAGCGGATTCACCCCGATCTTTGAACAGGGAGCGTTCGATGCGGTCGTAGGTTGTGTCTTTTTTCGGCATAATTTAGTCGTTGATGATTTGTTCTTTCATGTATTTATCAGCGAGTGGCTCGGCCGCCGGACTTCCGGCTTTGGCTAACTTGATCACAGTCTTGCGGAGTTCGAATTTTGTTTGCAGGCGTCCCTGATGGTATGCTTCGTAGATAGGAGAATGATGATGATTTTTGCAAATATCACAGAAGTAGCTGCGTTCACCGGCAGGCAGCGAAATTAGAATGGCGATTTCTGCGGGAGGCAGCAGAGCTGCGGCCATCTCTTTGATTTGTTGCAAGGTTTCATCTGATAACTCCATTTTTATTCTAATATTTCGTAACTGATTGCTTGATTATATGCCTGCTCGAACATTTCCGAGAAGTAATTGAAATGCTTTCCGGAAGTGAAATAGAAGCCATTTTCCCAGCGGTGATTCTGGTTTAGGTTCGCGGAACCGGCAATACCGAACTGATATTTGTCATTTTCCACCAATAACACTTTTGCATGACAGGAGTCAATCCGTATGCGTGGTGTGATGTTGGAGGCAAACAGTAACAAGTCAAGCTTGTGCCGTTTTACCGTCGTATCGAGCAGGAGGGTCAGACCTGTAATTTTTTTATCATCGGCCAGGAAGAAGAGAGGGCGTAAACTGTCCTCTGAGATACTGAATGTAGCGATCCTTATATCCGCCGGTCCGATTTCAGATAAAAGAGAGGGCAACACTTCATGTATTGCCCAGTCTCCTTTGTGCATGAACGGTTCGATAGAACCGGGGCACAAAGCCAAAGGAAAGTTATCCTGAAACCTTTTCACCTTGTTCTGCCGATAATTCTGCCGTTAAAGCGGCTAATTCAGTTTCGTATTTAGCAATCCGGTCGAGTGCGTTCTGCAGAACAGCCTGCTTTCCCTCTTTCCCGGCCCTCTCTGCGGCTGTTTTGCTGTTCGTAATGTTCTGCTTCAGACGTTTGATCTGACGGGCTATTTCGAAGCCTCTGACCACTGCATTTTCACTATACTCAGGACGTTTAGCATCAAGCTCTAAGGTTGCCTGTTTGCCTTCTGCGTAATCGTCAATCTGTTTCCAAAGTTTGCGACGTTCGTCGTCCAACTTGCAGAGTTCTTCTGCGAGGGGGTGACGTTCCTCTGTCGGGATATCCGGATTCGCAATATCATTATGGAGACTGGCGTACAGGGGAGCGATCTCTTTGATACGGGCGTATGCTTTACGTAAGGCAGGAGTGAGGGATTCTTCTGTTACGATCTTGACGCCTGGAGTGTTCAAGGCATCCAGTTCGCCCCGGATAGCGGAGAGCTCTTTCATTTTCTCCTCGAACTCTTCATTTAAAGTTGAGAGTTCGTCAGCATGATTTTCCGTGTCACTCTCAAGTTCGCTGATACGGTTATGCAGTCCGTCGATCTCCTCTTGGAGTCGGTCGATTGCCTCTTTCCGGATATCGGTTTCTTGAGTCCGTTGTTCATCATTCAGTGTTTGAACGATCAGGATCTCTTCGAATGCAGCCGGGTAAACAGAAGGAGCATCTTTTATTTCCCTGGCTATTTTAGTCAGTATATTGACTAATTGTGTAAAGTGGGGATCGAAAATGTGAGGATTCTCCGGTGCCTGGGAAAGATAGTTCCCATAGCTGCTCTTGGTGTTTGCCTTTGCTAAGGCGTTAAAGAGTTCCATACCGTCAGCGTACCTACGCTGACGGTTTGACAACCATTTTTCTAACTGTTCGTTTCTTGTCATAAAATATATGTATTATGTTAACCTCCGGGACTTGGAGCCGGTTTTAGGCCTGCAATGACTTCCATGTCGATTGGTGTCCCTAAAACAACAGCCGATTCATTTGCGTCACAAGTGGCTGTATAGGCAGTTCCCCGCTGATCGGCGGCGAGCTTACCACCATCAAAGGAGGGTGATACATCGGCATACATGCCCGGTTTACCCATCAGGAATTGTTGGCCGTCGGAATCTTCGAAGACGAAGTACCCCGGAGTGTTCTTGACAAGTGTACTGAAAGCATGCATTCCCGGAGTATTGCCGGGGAAGAAAAACTCTAAAGTCTGCTTAAAAGATTTTCCGTCCGTTTCGCCTTGAATTTCCGCTTTATAACCTACTTTCCCTTTTGTGGAATACAAGTAAATCGGCTGAGTATAGGTTCCGCCGCTTGGAAAAGTGAATGATCCTGAAGCGGTAATCAGGTCCTCATTCGTAGTAGGCTTTGCCGGAATCATTGGTACGGTTGAAGGAGCGTCATACGGAATAAAGAGCAGCCGTCCTTTATAACCTCCCATGTTGTTTTGCCCGATATTCCATTTTAACGGGGCAAATGCCGGACCGGCAGCCAGAACGGTTAAACCGTCTGATGTCAGAAGATGATGGCTGATCCAGTTTCCGGTATCCGGAATGGCCGCTTGTACTTCCGGAAACAAGAACAGGCAGCAGATAAGCAGGCATGAAATGCAAAGAATAAATCGTTTCATAATCAGGTAATTGTTTAGTTTATGTAGGGGAAGGTAAGAGTCCCTTCCCCCGGATTAGTTAAGTATAGGCTCCGGTAGCGGTGGCTACTTCACCGGCAACAACTGTAACCTGTGTATTTGCCGGTTTGGTCTTGCCATCGGCATCAGTGAACTCGATGGTGTATTTTCCCGGAGGAAGTCCAATGATGCATTGGCCGTTACCGCGTTTGGCAACTTTTCCCTGGATACTCCATTGGCCTTTGTCGGTGCCGGTGATGGCTACCTGCACTCCACCGGTTTTACAATAGTCGCCGGCCAGGTCGAGAGATTCGTTCTTCTGCTCGTTACAGCGGAAGACTTTCTCATGCCAGTCATTGATACGTGTATCGTATCCTGCCTGTAACCAGAACTGCCATTCGTTCGGGTCCTCGTAAATATCACGTATCTGGCAGAATTTAGAAGCCGCCTGAGTATTGAACGCCACGTCTATGTTACCAACTTTCTGAAGGGTCAGCCTGGAACCTTGGCCTAAAGCTTCGTGGGAGGAGACAATCAGGTTCGGACACATGGCGTCTTCCCGCAAGAGTTCAAGCATGCGTTGCATGGAAGGATATTCCTGCATGCGTAACTTATTGCGTAATGCTGAACGGGCAGCTTTCAAAACGGTTTCAGCACACAAAAGCTGTGGTACACCGCCTATTGAAGAACGAAGGTAGGTGTTTGCCCCTCCGATCCATTCCACCAGATTCTCGTAAGCTGCATAATCTGTATCTGACGTTGGCGCGGCAAACTCTCCGGAAATAGCGAAATTACCACGGGCCGCATTTACATCGCCACGAGTGATCAGCATATCCATCTTGGTATAAATACCATCGAAAGCCCCGCCGGGTGAGTTGGAATCTTCATCCCGTTCGGCAGAGAACAGGCTATATACGATATCTTCCAAATGCGAACGTACCAGGGTAAATGCAACCTTGGTCTCCATCGGATGTTTTTTCGTAGTGTTGCTTACCGGAGTGCCACCGATGATCAGCAGTTCGTTGTCATCGTACTTCTGGGAATTTTCTTTGGTGATGCAGACAACATCTTTCGGCTCGATGACTGAGGGTTCGTAACCTAAGAGTTTATCGACCAGTCCGAAGTTCTTTCCGATTTTATACGATTGCGTGCCACCGGCACGACGCCGCTCGTTGATACGTGCGTGTTTGCCTTGCAGGTCCATAACATTCAGCTTCAGTAGGTTTGCCACTTCGGTGAGGGTGGCAAACGGCAGCGCACGAAGTGCCTGGTCATAAATGACCAGTGCTTCGTTCAGTTTAGAGACATCAATTAGTTTATTTGCAGCCATTTGAATAGACTTTTTAATAGTTAAAGTTTAGGTTATTAATACAGGCCCTCAGCTTTTAATTTCTCGGTGATGGCTTGATAGTTTCCTGCGTTCTGGTCACAAAAAGCAGATAACTCTTCCTGGGTTCCGCTACCTTCAGGCTCTTGTTCAGGAGTCAGACCGGCATGCCCCGGTGTAGGACCGTTCTTCAGATTCTTCACTTGCTCTTCAAGTTGGGTGATTTTAGAATCCTTCTCAGTGATAGAGTTCTTGAGAGTACTGATCTCGTTATCCTTGCCGGATGTAGAACCGTTCAGCTCTGTAATCTTCGCGTTGGCAGAGTTAAGTTTCTCTTCAATATCGGTCTTAGCCTGTACAAGAGTAGCATTCTCTGTCTTTAATCGTTCCATTTCAGCATGGATAGAGTCCAGGTTTTCAGCAGACAGTTCGGTGGTTTCCGCTTTATCTTTTGAAATTCCCAGGAAAGAGAGGAAGCCGGTCCATGATGGTTTGTAATTCATTGCCTTTTCTTTTGGGATTGTTAATGCTGGCACAATATTCGTGTCCATACCCGCTGCCAGTAAAACGGAGGAGGAACGGTCGTATAAGCGCACGGCATGGGAATTGGCCGGGATATCCACGATGGAAGCCTCCATGATTTCTGCTTTGGTAACAGTTTCGCGTGTTTGTCCCGGAAGCAGATATTCTTTTTCGGAGGATGTGGCCAGGATACGTATACCAATACTTGCGGCCCGTAAGGTCCCTGCTTCGTATTTCGCGGCAATGGTCTTCGATAAATCGTCTACCTTGTCGAAAACAGGAATAGCAGAAAGCACGTCGTCCTCTATCTTGATATCGTCCCAATATCCGATTGCTTTGTAATCACACCATAGGGGTGATCCTTCATCACGGAAATGCCCATACAGCATCACCGGGTTGTCAATGAAAGCTTCAAGAAGAAGTCCAGCAGTAAGAACCCGGTAGCCGTACCGGTTGAGTGATGAATCTGATAAGATGATGCGTTTTTGGCTCATTGCACTTATTTTGTTGCAATGATACGGCTATATATAATGATGTCGAAGGACGGTTATAACTCTGTAACAGGTAGTGGAGGATAGGCACCTTTTCCGGAAAAAGTGGCTTCAATTCCGGAAAGGTCGGAGGCCTTGGTTCCTGTTTTCTCTATCACGGTTCCCAGAAGCGGGTACTCTTTGCTTCCATACAATCGGATATTGCCATTCGCATCCTTGCATCTTACTACGCAACCACGTACATTGATAGTCCGCAGGATGTGAAGTTCTGAATCTGTCAGTCCTGTACGTTTCAGGCGGATGGTAAGGGTCTGTTTGTATAGCGTACCGGCTTGAGTGTCGTCCGCTTCCACATCTGGAGAA